TAAATAATCTTGGTCCGACATTCTGTGCACGATAATGGTGGTAGTGGCCTACGTTTAGGATATCTGCATCAGCTACTGAGCAACGACCCATTACCTGGCCTTGCCACCACTTAACCATATCTCTAGCTTGGTGGCCATGAGCCATGCCGTACATAACCCCGCTAAGATTTACAGTTAATGTACTGTCATCTGCAGCAGGGTATCTAAACTCAACGCGATCACGTAAGAAATCGTTTTCTTTACAGATATCTTCTACCTGCGCTACAACATCAATCTGCCAAGAATCTTCTGGGCGACCAACTAGAAAACGCTGTACCTCATCGTGATTGCCAGGCACTACGGGAACAATAATCTTTGCAAAAGGTGCAAGTGCCTTAACCTGTGCAAGAAGCATTCTACGACCTACACGAACCTGCTCTGAAACACCGATGTCATGGCGTCCCATTACTTTACCTTTTTGACTTGTCATACCTTCAATACAGTCACCAAGCTGTGGCAAGGCAATCTGCCCAATTGTGTTTGGGTACTTTGCCATTAGGTATTCGTGATGTTCCACAGACTCATCAATAGACTTAAGAACTCTATCGATAATTGCTGGAGTGTCATCCTTACCATACTGAGTATCGCCTACGCTGTACACAGCGGTTAAATCACCGCTAAAGCTCTGTTCGTAAGATTTTGGAGACCAATCAGAAATTTTTGTGAGTAACTGTTCCAGATCATAGTCTGGCTTTGTCTGTGCTCCTGAAGGAACAACGTTAACTCTGAATGACTCTAACCAATCGCCATTAAAAGTTTGCCAACGAGATCGACGATGAGATACGACAGTCCACTCAGCAGGATCTAACTTAGCCTCTATTAAGATCTCTTCTGCGCCAGGAGTATTACCGTCAGGGCGTGGAGTAGAAACAATAAACCCACCGTCTGTACCAATTTCAGAACGTGGTCGCCACGCTTCTGGAATATTTTTATTAGCTTTATCTGAACCTTGATTACCAGCTTGAATTATCGAATCATAATCATCTGCTAAAGACATACACAATCTCCTCTACGGTGGTCACGAACAGCAGTTTTACCGAACATGCCCCCTGCACGACGGAGCAGTAAAAATAAATCTTTTGTACTTAAGTCATCGTCTTCCATAGCAAATTCAAATGCTTTTTTATCTTCTTCAGAAAGAGTAACGGCCCACTGGCCTACGATGCAATTCTTTATACTTCCTAATGATTTTGCTTCTGCGTACAAATCTTGTAGCGACACTAGTGCCTCCTTTTATGCTCCAATTGCAGTACTAGGCCCTAGAGGAATCCTCTAAGACCTAGTAACTAGCATACACGAAATTAGTAAGAAGCGCCTGCTCCGGAATCGAAGTTAGTACGATCACGCTTTACAGCAGTCTTGATAACACGTCCGTTTGCCTGAGTCATTCCGGCAGCTGGGTCGGTTAGCTTTGTGTAACGAGCTTTAATTGAGTACGCAGCTCCATTACGATCTTGAGCAGGTACTGCGGCCTGTACGTTTGAACGAGGTGCACCCTTTGATCCGTATGGATCTCCAGCCTGTGCGCCTTTCTTCTTTACAAGTGTTCCTGCGTCTGGTGATGCGGAGGGAGAGCTGAACTTAATTCCCTCTTTCATCATAGGTTGGCGACCTTGCTTTGCCATACCTGCAAGCGCCTCGTCAGGGCTTGGGATTGAGCTTTTTGCCATGGGGTTCCTAACTGTTTAGAGATCTCTTAAAATAAAGAATATATCAACTTACATTGATAGTAAAGACTATCGCTGAAATTTGTCCGTCCCGTGAGTCCACGGTGGTAAATCCTGGTCGGCAGCTAAGGTCAAGACCTCTAGGGGCAACATAGCCTCTAGCGATAGCGATGGCTTTAACAGCCTGGTTTACTGCGGATGCTCCTACAGCCCTAAGTTTAACCTGCGGGCGTTCATATAAAGCATGGGCAATAGCAGAACCTACGGATTGTGCGTTAGAGCCAGCACTTACACGCAGGAACTGTTCTTCTGTTGTATCTTTTTCAATCACGAGTTTGTAGTCCTTTGGATTCGATTATTAGTCGCCCACCCAAGGAAAACGGTACGTCATTTAAGGGGTTAAGTCTGGGTATCCAGCCTCTTTTAGTAATCTAATTAGGTCATCTAAGCGCAAAACTGCAGGCCAATCCCCGATTGTTGCAGGGCCCTGTCCATTTAGACGAAGAACCGCTATGGGCAAAGTCTTACCGTCACTGCGCTCCTTCAGCTGCTTTATAGCTGCACTAGGATTAAAGTCTTTTCTGGCCTTTACTTCCCAATCAATGCCTATAGTTCCAGTAACGTCTGTACCTGATCTACCGGCTCCTGTTGACTTTGCATATGGCCAGCCCTCTACAACAAGCTTATCTGCCAAAATATCCTGAGACTTATAACCCCTGTGCTTTCTACCTTGAGAAGGCATCTTGCATCCTAATCTGAACTAGTAGAGCTAGATCATCTACTGTCCCATTGTTGAGAAAAATTTGATCTACCTGATACCCATCCATCTGAGTCTCAGATACGTGAGCGTTTACCGCATCAACCCCCGGACGCTTTACACGCCATAGTTGTCCACCAAGTGCAGAGATTTGAGAAGCTTCATTTTCGAACCTAACGTCGGTAATAACTACTCGATCATCAGGACTAATATTGCGTAGAGCAACAGTAACCCATATATCTTCGTCGATTAGCTTACGTGCTGCTACGCCAAGGTCTTGAAGTAACCTACGAATTTGTGGCTCTTGTTTTGCCTTATCCCAACCAACAAGGTTTACTAAATCTTTTAAGTAACCTGTCGGACTGCAGGCAACCATAGGATTAATTTCGTATAGAAATTCCCTAATAGTGTCAGCAAAAGCTACTCTTCGGTATCCGTAACGATCTATAAGGATACTTGCAAGGGTATCTTTGCCGGACTGTGCGTAACCTGTAAGGCCAATAATGTTATAAGACTTCTTGATACCTAGCTCTTCGTCTGTAAACAGAGACATCTGCTCCCACTCTGGCTTCATGGCGTTAACCAACTGCTTCTACCGGTTGCCTTGTTAATGTTTACACGGCGAGTAATTTCACGGTTGATTAGAGAGATGTCTTTTGATAAACGCTCTGAAATAATATGGATAAGCCCGTGGTAGTTAGACAACTCCTGTAGTGCGTTAGCTTTTGCACGATAGTCTGGGTCAACCTCGATTTCTGCATCAATCATAGCTATTGCTGTACCGTTCTTTTTTAGCGCTAGGCGTTTCTGAGCCTTTACAAAAGAAAGATTCTTATCTGCTTCAGACTTATCTACTTCTGCACACCAAAGCTGTAGATTAATAAACTCTAGGTAGGCGACATATTTAGTATACAAATCCATAACCTGTTCTTCCATAAGACCAGTGATATCTGCTGGAAGTGATGGGGCGTCATACCCGTAGTTTTGATTTACCGACATGCCTTGTTGTTCCAGGGCGTTAATAGTTTTACTACTTGCCTCAGCAACTTTCAATTCAATTGGACTCATCTAAGTTCTCCTTTAACCAAGCGTTCCATTCAAGACCTAAGTCTCCTACGTCAATAGTTTCATCAAATCCGTTTTCATGCAAATGCTCAATAAAGTCATCGTCTGCTACTAATACAGGAAGTCCTTTGTAGGTAATCATTGACCGCCCCATCCCCCACCTTTAAGGTGGATACCAAAGTTTGAGTATTGACGAAAAGCTTCGCCACCACACTCACAGACTACAGCAGGTGTAGGGCCCTCTGCAATTGGGAAGAAAGTCTCAAAGACAACCTGGCACTTAGGACATTTATATTCATAGTTCGGCATCTGGACTCCTAAAAGGCTCGCAACGTTTGCATCCCTTAAGCGGGTCAATGTTACACACTGGTGGGCGCTTGTTGTCAACTGCCCAAGCTATATCTAATGCGCTCTCAAAGATCTCTTTTGTGTATTCAGGGTTATAGCTAACAACAAACTCTTTATAGTCCTGAGTTGATTTAAGCTCATAGATAAATACGATCTCATTAGGAGCGGAGGGCAACTCTCCGGCTTCAGCCATAAGATGCGTAAGGTGCAGGTAAACCTGGCCCTGCAACTGGTGTGATCTAAAAGGAGCACGAATGTTACGCCATGCTTTTTCTAAGTCACCCTCTGACTGCGTTAGTAGGGCCGGTGCTTCAAAACGTAAGGTTCCCGGACCAATAGACTTAATCTCAATTAAGAAGTCTTCTCCTAGACCCTTTACCCACCCATCAGAGTGACCAGAGATCATATGCTTAGGGCTGTGTAGAGGAACCTCACGGTAATCAAATGTACCGCAGCTATCATTAAAGTCTAGATCAGAAGCCAGCTCCCAATCAGAAGGTCCACAACCTGAGCACTCCCACTTACCATATAGAACGCCCATTTCCTTAAGCCATGTTTGCCACTTGTCGTGAATGTAGTGGCCTTCAGCAAATATAGAGGCGAGACGTAGGTTGGGCTTTTCACGTACTTCCTTGTAGTTACCAGATAGTGCATGATATGACGCCAAATGACACCACTCTGGTTTGATGATGTCTGACGGATGTAAAACGGCCATATTACGAGAGTCAAAAGGCTTAGCCAACAGGTGGCGCTCTATAGCACCGACCAAACGACTATCCCTTTTATTTGCATCTAGGAATGCTTTTAGTGCACCTGTTTTAGGTTTGCCCGTACTTGCCATCCTGGTTTATCCATTCGTCTAAGGTTAATCCTTGTTTTGTATATTTTCTTTGAGCCGCGTTTCTTTCTCTGTGGGACATGCCCCCAAAGATTCCGTGCAGCTCATCGTTTATGATAGCTTCTCTTAAGCACTCTTTGCGAACTGGACAAGCCGGTCGGCCGTCCTTTCCCCAACAGATTGCTTTAGCTTTATCTGCTATCGGTTTGTATAGTGCTTTATCTCGTGGAGGAAAGAATATTTCTGTATCTTCCCCACGACACTTGGCACGATAACGCCAAGCCCATGTGGGCTCGTCTGAGTTTTCCATTTAGTCACCTCTGATTGAATTACGAAGTTCAAAGAAATCCTCCTCCACTAAAACTACGTAGTTCTCTCCGTCAAGGTGAAGACCTAATACTGGCATTCGACTATCTAAGATAGCCTCAGTAGTTATCTTCTTTAAAACTTCTGATTTAATGGTTACTGACTTCTTGCCAGTCCATTTGTGCTCAATCAAAAGTTCATCACTTCTTACATCTCCTTTGCGAGACCAGAAAGCTCCAGAAGCTGCTGAACGTTGTCCATCAACTTTTTTTGCTAATCTCTTCTCATGCTTTAGAGATTGCTTTTGCCCCTCACTCTTCATCCGAATCCTCATGAAGTGCCAAGATTGGCTGTGCCTTGATTGTGCTTAAGACAGCCTTGCTTAGTTCTTCTCTAAGGTCAATCTCTTCACGTAAGGAGTCAATTAAGGCCTGCGCCCCCTGCCACTTACGGTCCCCATAATACATCCACCCTCCACGGCGTTCAACAATTCCGTTGAGGATAGACAAAGCGACGATCTCTTTTCCGGTGTCATAGCCACCAGCATCGATAGCCCCACCCTCTGCAAAGTAGAAATCAAGGTATGCGGTCTGCTGTGGTGGAAAGGTCTTGTTTTTAATAGTTCTTACTCGGATAGTTTGACCTACCCGGCGCTTGCTCTCACCAGTTCCAACCTCTAGCCAGTCATCACGCTTTACCTCGCATCGAACGCTATAGGCGTAGTCCTTGCCAAGACCTCCGGGAGTGGTCCTAGGATCCCCGTGCATAACGCCGATCTTCATTCGATACTGATTAATCATAATTCCTAGTACTGGTCGTTCTGATTCGATGAGGTCTCTCTTGGTAGCTGACGCCACTTTTCTAAAGAACTTATTGGTAATAAGTGCGCCACGACCCACAGTAAATTCTTCCATATGCTTTTCATCTTCTGCGCTAGGAACAAGGGCTGGAAGGGAATCCACAACAACCATGTCAACAGCCTTGCTCTCCATGAATTGAATAACTGCATCGAACGCATCCTCCATACTATTGGTTTCTACAAGTAAAACGCGACTGTTGTCTACTCCGCAAAGCTCTGCGTACTTTGCGTCAAAATCTTCTGCAGCAATCCATACCGCGGTAAAGTCTGGGTTGATCTTTTGATTTGCAGCAATGGTGCGTAAAGCTATAGCAGTCTTTCCGTGAGAAGCCTCT